AGGCGTAAGCCGTAGCGGCTAAGGGCGCAACGAAGTTCAACAGAATAGCACGACAAGACGCCGCGGGCGGTCCTTCGGGGCCGCCTTTTGCGCGCCCGTTTAGAGGTGATATGTTATTGTGTTGTTTGATAATGCTATCAATTCCGAGGAACAAGTGTTTGGTGATAAGCCCGTCGCCACGTGCGGCTGGTTTTCGTTTGCAGAGGCGTCACGCTTGAGTGCGTGGCGCTTCCGCTTTTTGCGGAGGTGATCGCAAAGCGCATGGCGGCGGTACAACAGCCGTTGCCCTTGGCGAAGTAGAGTTTATCGGGCACGGCGCGCGATGATAATGACAGGCCCGAGGCCCCGGCGTGATGATACGAGCGTCGGGGCTTGTGGCGCGCCGGGAGTGGTACGATGGCTCGCTTTCCGCAAGTCTACAAGACGGCCGAATGGGAACAGGTTCGTCAGTACGTTATTCAGCGTGCCCACGGGCTGTGTGAGGAGTGTCTGCGTCAGGGGCGGGTTGAAGCGGGCAGGGAAGTCGATCACATTATTCCGCTTGACGAGATCAACTGGCAGAATTGGAACGTCGCCTACAACCCGGAGAACCTGCAGTACTTGTGTACTGCGTGTCATAATGCCAAGCATGGACGGGATACGGGGTTGAGCCGGTTCGTGGAGCCGGTGCCATAACCCCCCCTTCGCGATTTTCGGCTGTTCGGACCGTCGGACCGGGCGGGCACCTTCCAATTTACTCGAGGGTCGCGCGTGCGTGACCCCCCTTGTTTTTGGCCCTGAATAGGCGGTGGAAATGTGGCTAGAAAGAAGCAGATGACAAGAGATACGCGAATCGAAGCGGAGGAGAAGAGGCTTCGGGAGATTTTGTCTTCGATGCCCGAAGATAAACTCCGATTGGTGGAGGGCCTTGTCCAGCGGGCTGCATTTTTGCGTGTCGAGCTGGAGGACCTTGAAAAGGACATCAACGAGAACGGCTCGACCGAGGTGTATCAGGCAGGGCCGTCGTCCCCGCCTATGACTAGAGTGCGGGCTGCCGCGCAGCACTATGACAAGATGGCGCGCCAGTACCTGGCGACGTGCAAACAATTGGNCGNCCTCGCCGATGTGTCCGGTGCTAGCAAGGAGGATAAGGGTGGCGGCGAGCAAAACCCGTTCGAGGCGCTCGTNGAAAAGCGCATCCGGAGAGTCAAGTAAGCGGTTGCCTAAGTACATCCAGGAATGGCACGACTATGTGGATGAAAACCCAGAGCGCCACGGCGAGGACGTTAAAAAGCTAAAGCGGATGATAGAGGAGTTGCTTGAACGCGGCNACGTCTATTATGACCCTGCGGATGTCGACGCGTTCATAGAGTTTTGCAGGTTACTGAGGCACAAGGAAGGCCGCTGGGCCGGACAGCCACTAGAGCTGTCCATCGAACAGAAATACATCGCGGCGTGCGTACTTGGGATTAAATGGCACGACCCGGAACTAGACATGGACGTCCGGTATTTCCGGGAGCTCGTGCTGTTTGTCGGGCGCAAGTGGGGAAAGTCCACGTTCATAAGTGCGCTAGCCGCGTACATGTTGATGTTGGACGGTGAGGCGGCGGCGCAGATTTGGTGCTTGGCTACCGTTAAGAGTCAAGCTGCCATCGTGTACGAAAACACTAAGGCATTGCTACAGTCGAGCGAGCACTTGACGCCGCCAGACAACCCTAGAAAGTACTGGCGGACGAAGCGGGACCGGGATAACGCGGAAATGCTACTATTCCCGGCGACCAACAGCTTCATGAAGCCAGGAGGGAAGAATTCTCAGAACCAGGACGGCTTGAACCCGCATTGCTACGTCATTGACGAATTGCACGCGATTACCGACCGGAACACGTATGACGTGTTCACCTCGGCGACCGGAGCCCGGGCGCAGCCGCTGGGCATCATCATCAGCACCTTCGGTTTNGTGCGGGAAGGCATCTTCGACAGCATCTTGGACCGGTGCGAAAAGCGCCTTAACGGGGAGACCGACGAGCGGCTCTTCCCGATGATTTTTCGTATCGACAAGGATGACGACCCGATCGATGAGCGGTGCTGGATCAAGGCGAACCCGGGCCTGCTCGAAGGTCGGCCTACTCTGCGTTATCTGCGGGAGGAGTACCAGAAGACGGTCGCTGACCCGTCGATGCTCCCGTCGTTTTTGGCGAAGCATCTAAACCGAGCGTCTAGCACGGCGGTTGCGTACTTCGACTTGCACGTGATCGACCAGTGTGCGGCCGACATGAATTTGGACATGCTCCGAGACAAATACGCCGTGGGCGGCGTGGACTTGTCCGAGACGACGGACTTGACGTGCGCGACAGCGCTGGTGCCACACGGAGGAAAGCTCCACGTGTTCCAGCGCTATTTCATTGCGCGGAATCGGCTGGAGCAGAATTCGAAGCGGGACCAGATGGCCTATGAAAGCTTCACGAGAACGGGCGCCGGTGATCCGCTGAACCACAAGCTTCTGCACATCTGCGAAGGGTCGCTGGTGAGTCGCAAGGACGTGGCGGCTTGGTTCGAGATGTTAGCAACGGAGTACGGCGTCGTGTTCTGGAAGATTGGTGCGGACCGCTGGCACTTCGGCGACTTCGCTGAGGAGATGGAGCTGCGAGGGTTTCCAAGGGAAGAAAAAGACGGGCGCGGTGTCGTGTTCGAGGTGCCACAAGGTGCGAGGACCCTGTCGCAGCCGATGAAGGAAACACGGGCGTTGTTCTCCGACCGCAAGGTCGTATTCAGTCGCTACAATGGCCTGTTCAGATGGTGTGTTACAAACACTGCGGCTCGGGTGGATGCGAACAACAACGTGGCGCCGGATAAGAAATCGTCTAGGGCGCGCATTGATGGATACACGGCGTTTTTGAACGCGTACATAGCATACCTGCGTTGCAAAGACGACTTTGAAATGTACCAACCTTGAAAGGTGGTGGGCTTGTGAGCTGGCTGCAACGTGTATTTAGCCGCCGTCGTGGCGAAACGGTCATGCGGGTGAAACTCATCACCGAAGAGGGTGGATGGTATCGGGCGTGGGACGGGTCGCTGTATCAAAGCGACATCGTCCGCTCTGCGATTCGACCGAAGTCTAAGGCCATCGGCAAGTTGACAGCCATGCATATTCGCGAGACCGCCGGCGAGCTGAAGGTCAATCCTGAACCGTATATGCGAATGCTGTTGGAGGAGCCGAATCCGTACAGCGGTGGCCAGATGTTCCGCGAAAGGCTTGCGACGTTAGTCCAGCTCAACAACAACGCGTTCGCTCAGATTATCCGGGACCAGGACGGCCTTCCGGCGCAGATGTACANCATCCCTGCTGTGACGGCCGAGGCGACGGTCACAGATGACGGGCAACTGTGGATGAGGTTCCGGTTGTCCAACGGGAAGGCGCTTGAGCTTCCGTATTCGGACGTCATCCACATACGGGATGACTACGCAGACCACGACGTGTTTGGGATGCCGAAAGCAGAGGCGCTCCGAGCGTTGCTGGAAGTCATCAATGCAACCGATCAGAGCATCGTGCAGGCGGTTAAGCGGTCGGCGTTCATCCGTTGGCTGTTGAAATTCCGTCAGCAGCTCCGCGCTGACGACATCAAGAAGTTCGTCGAGGATTTTTCGCGAGACTATCTGAGCTTGGAAAACGAAACNGGGATCCTGCCGCAGGATGGGCGGTTTGAAGTTGAACCGCTGCGTGATGGCGGGCAACAGTTTGTTCCGCCATCGCCCCTACAGCAGAGGGCAGTCGAGCGTATCTATTCGTTCTTCCGGGTCAACGAGGCCATCGTCCAGGCCAAGTACGACGAGAACCAGTGGTTGGCGTACTACGAGGCCGAAATCGCTCCGTTGGCCCAGCAGATGAGCGAAGAATTCACGCGCAAGCTGTTCAGTCGTCGGGAGCGCGGGTTCGGGAATCGGATCGTGTTCGATGCAACGGCGCTGACGTTCGCGAGTATGCGGACGAAGTTGGGGCTCGTGCAAATGGTTGACCGTGGTGCGCTCACCCCCAATGAGTGGCGCCGCATCCTTAACCTGCCGCCGATTGAAGGCGGCGACCAGCCGATCCGGCGGCTAGATACGGATGTTGTTAGCGACTGGGCAGAACGGGGAGGTGGTGGCGAGTGAGTGGCAAGCGGTTCTGGAGGTTCTTTAACCGCTCAGATGACGAAGTCGAATTGCGAATCGAGGGCGAGATTGTTGACGATGATGATACCTGGGCGTATGAATGGCTGGGGATCCAGCACGTGACGCCCAACGCGTTTCGCGAAGAGCTGGCCAAATACAAGGGCAAGGACCTTACCGTTTGGATCGACAGCCTGGGCGGTGTTGTCTGGGCGGCGGCTGGCATCTACAATGCCCTGATGGAGCATCAAGGTAGAGTCACCGTCAAAATCGACGGCAAGGTCCTATCGGCGGCAACCATCATCGCTATGGCTGGTGACGAGGTGCTGATGTCGCCAGCGGCTGTAATGATGGTCCATAACCCGTGGGTTCATGTCGCAGGGGACGCGGATTCCCTGCGGCACATGGCTGGCGTCCTGGATGAGATCAAGGAAGCCATCATCAACGCATATGAGATTAAGACGGGACTTACCCGGGACGAGCTGGAACGTCTCATGGACGAGGAGACGTGGATGAGCGCCCGGAAGGCCGTTGAGCTCGGATTCGCCGATGGTCTCCTCTATACAGGAGACAAGTGCGCACAGGCAACCGCAAGGGCGGCGCCGGTCTATGCGTTTAGCCGACTGGATGTGCAGATGAAAGCCGACGCAGCAATGCGTCGGCTTTTTGATGTCGCTCGCTCATTGCGAGGNGATGACGAACGCGAACGGCTCGCGTTGGAGTTGGAGCTAATTAAACTCAAGGAGGTTGACGGAGATGAATATGTTGACCCGTAAGGAGTACGTCGAACAGCGGAAGGCGTTGGTGGCGGAGGCAGAGGCCTACGCCACCGAGGGCAGCAAGGAGAAGTTCGAGGAAGTCAAGGCCAAGATCGAGGCCCTTGACCGGGAGTATGAAGCGGCCATTGCGGCTAGGGCCAATGCGCGGGCGCTGCAGGACGAGCTGAAGGTGCTCCAGTCCCGGGCCATCGGCGTCGATGAGCCGGCGGTTGTGCCCGGCGATGGGCAGGNCATTGACGCGATGCAGCCTGGTAAGGCCCGGATCATCACGCGCTGGGGAGTACATGCATCGGCTGAACGAGGCAAAGCCCTTAAGGCCATGAATGCGGTCAAGCTCACGAGTGAGGGNGTGCTCGTTCCGACCCGCTATGGGACGGATTTGACGCCGACCTGGAATGAGGTCTCGAGTATCATCGACCTCGTCCGCATCTTCCCGCGGATCGGCGGCGAGGCGTTCGAGCGGTCCTACGTCCGTGGCTACGGCGAGGGCCAGGAGGTCGCGGACGACGTTGACTACCACGAGTC